ATCATATTGGTATAGTAAGCGTTATAGTGGGTATTGTAAGCCAATACATCCAGCAGAACACTTAAACCAGAACCTTCAAAGTCGTAATCTTGAAATTCGGATTGTTGTTTTAAAAAATTCTTTAGATTTGTTTTGATGTCATCGAAATCTAATTCGGTGACTTTTAATCGGTCAGCCATTTATCTCACTCTTGAAAGGAAAAAACTAATGGTTATTGGTTGGGTTACATTCAAAACAAAAAAATCCATATTTACTAAAAAACCATTTTGATCATAATTTGGTGTAACCACAATTGTTTTTATTCTAGCACGTGGTTCATAATTATTGATTGTTTGTTCAATTTCGTTCTGAATGTTTGTGGCCACAATCGCATCCATGGGTTCAAACAACATCTTTCTCATGTTGGATCCAATCTCTGGATGAAATGGTTTTTCAAAGTGTGAAGTCAACAATAAATTTTTAATTGAATTTATTACGGCTACAGTGCCGACATTTTTGTTGATATCCTTTCTAATAGGATGCACAACAAAATTTAGGTCTAAATCGGTATACTGTCTTGGTGAAGATATTAGTGAAGTGGCCATACTTTATTTATGTGTTAGCGAGGTTGTTTTTCAGTCTATCCGTACCAATATAATCACTTATTAATGTTTTTTGAGTGTTACCGATGCTATTAAATCTATTTAACATCATGTAATCATTAAGAACTTGTCTACTTCTTTGGTAAAATTCCCAATCTTCAGTTCTTCTACCATATACTAAATTGTATGCTGAAGTTATGTTATTGTAAATTACATTGATTCTTGAAGAGGAAAGATTACTGACATTTATTGTGTAGTATTCTCCAGAAGATGGAGGATCTTCATACGTAGATACAGTTATAGAATTCGCCAATTCAGAGACATTGATAACAATAACATCATTTAAAACTTGTAAATCTTCTTCAATAAACAAACTGGTAAAATTGCCCAAGAATGGTGAGGCGTTCAATATTTCTTCTTCGGAAACAACAATTCTTAAAATTTCATTTCCTATTGATAACGCTAAATCATAACTAGGAATATCTGGAGAACTCATCGATTGTGCGGAAACACCTGATACGTTATTCGTGTGTGAAATGAAAGCGTCAATCTCTGGTAAAGTTGAAACAGCTGTAGTAAAAATCAAATTACCTGTGACCGGAGAGTTAGCATAAGACACACCATTCGCAATTTCAATCATACTATTAACAGTGATTCTTAATTCAGAACTAACATTTATAACAGGATTTCTGAAGTAATCTGTGCGTGAAATAGGACCACCTGTCATATCACTGTACTGCCAATCTTTTAATGTATTAGGAAATTCTGTGTAGTATCGTAGAGTTTTTTCATCTAAAATATTAACCTCACCGAATTTATCGGTGTCAAAATTTAAATCCAATCTTTCATATATCGTTGTCATATTTCAAATCCGTTTCATTATATTTATGGTGCCATATAAACACTAGGTGTGCCAGAAGGACCTTCAGGAGTAGGATGTATATGTGAGTTGTATACGACCCTCATGAGGGAAACAGGACCACCCCTATCTATCAACTCTACAGAAATAACAGTCGGAGCAATTATAGGAAATGTTGATACGACAAAACCTGGTGTAGCTTGAGGATATCCTACAGCCAATCCACCTAGGGTGGAAATTCCTGCTAAAGGATTTACTGAACCAGGAACACCGGCGTGAATACCTGTACCAGCCGTAATATCGTTCGTTGAAGTTATCTGTTCAGCTGACAGTCTACCATTAACTCGCAAATCTGATTCAAAAATAATGTCCGATGATCCTAAAGTTAAACTACCATCTAGACTTGTGCCAACATCAACATCGCCATTACCGAGAATGTTGGTGTCTCCTTTAACAACTAAATCATAATCTCCTTCTACAAGAGTTTTCATATTACCACCAACATGTTGAATAAGGTCACCCTGCACATCTATAGCAGCATTACCCTCAACAACAATACTACATGTACCTTTAATCAATACATGTCCATCAGTCTCTATAATTTGAAAACTTTCACCAAATATATGATTAACTTGTGATCCATCAGGATGCATTTCAATGAAAGTACCTGTTCTATGGGATATTCTGACCCGTTCTCTCTCAGGAGTGTCATCCATTTCAAACTGGTGACCAGAAGATGACTCTCTCACATTGTTAAATGGCCATTGTGGAGGATTGGCAGTATTAGCTGCTGATTCCGGTTCCGTTATTGCAAATTCACCTAAATTTTTATCTGACATAATATTCTCTTAAACTGTAAAATAATTTGTTACTTTGAATGCTGATAATCCATATGATTGAGAAATCATATTTTCAGTTTCTTGAGTTGACATACCTGAAGGCCTATAAGCAGCTTGTACTATTTGGACTGGAGCTGTAGCAATTGTGACTGCATTATTGATCACTTGTTGTGTTTCTTGCACAACTTCCACAAAACTAGATATAACAGAAGAATCAAAACTACCACCAATTTCAGCTTGAGCTCCAGCAACAATTTCAAAAGGAGCAGCAGCTAATATTGCTCGTAGTCTATTTAAACAATCAGTAAACAACCGCAATAGTTCAGCTGGTAAATTCAAAATATATTCGATAACCGCACGAATTCTTCTTATCACTTCAGCCAGATCAGCAATAGTTTTAACTATTCTTTTCAAAAAATTGTTTATACCTTTCAATGTTCTTTTTAAATCTTCCAAAAAACTCACAAGAGCTGAAGATCCAGGATTAAATCCAAAAGCTTTCAAAATAGCTTTAATGCCTTCACGAATAGCCTTTATGATAAATTGTACAAATTGTTTAGCCTTAGCTACAGCTTCAGTAACAAGTAATGAAACATCACATGAATGTTTTCTCAATTTATTAGTATAATCAATCAATGTTCCTGAGGCAGTTCTTGTAGTTTTTGGTGAACTAGGTTCTCCACTCGCTTTAGGTGTTACGTTGCTCGTAGGCACAGGCTGTGCTTTTAAAATAGTATTCGCACTTGCTGCAGCTGCACCTGTCAATTTGACATCTGTTGTGTAGTTAACTAAACCAGGTAAACTGTTAGTAGCTACAGGATTTTGTTCATCACCATTTAAAAATATTCCCATTACCCACTGACCAATTTCCGGTAGTGCAAAGGACCTATCAAAACTCTCAGCTATCAGAGTATCAGGCAATTGTGAAGTTGGAAGAACAGAAGAATCTCTACTGTGTATTCCGAATATTCTTACCTTACACCGTCCCAATTTCAGAGGATCTGAAGTATTGTCTTCTACTATTCCGACCCAGGTGTTATAGTTAGCCATATTTTAAAACCTCTTTTATATTTACATCAATTTCACTCATCGACGAAGCAGATAGTGAATCACTCACCAACTCAACAACGGTTTCATGTTGATTAGCTCTAATCATATGTCTTGTTGCAACAACCAAATATTTACCATATATAGACTTGTCAATATTGTTATCTTCTTCATATGAAGAGTTCTTAGGTTTTTTTATGTTGAGATTTACTCCACAAGTTACACTAAAATTCCCAGGTAAAATTATCTTAAGTCTTTTTGCAAATAGATTCTGAATCAAAGCTTTTCTTTGTAGAATAAAGAACTCGGGAGTTTCATTTAACGACAAACTTGAAGGGTCATTTGTTCGTATATAATTATTATTCGATCTTCCTAATGCCGCTGGAAAAACAACCCTTCTTGAATCATATTCCTGTAAATTTGTTTTACCGTCTCTATTTTTTGTTTTTGTGACAGTGGAATTTTTATTAAAAGAATTTGTTCCAATAATATCGTCATAAGATATCTTCTGTTCAACTACAGTTCTCGTAACAGGATCATAACCAATAAATGTTCCAGCAAAAACTCCTGATTTTATGTTTTCAATGTAATCATATTGTACAATAATTTCATAGTCTCTAACACCGAACAATTCCAGACCTTTTGAAGCTTCAATATTTTTGATGGTGAAATTAACATCAAAAATAGCATCTTTCTTTTTCAACTCCGTCAAAGAAGCAAAATTATAACCTATAGCATTTTCATAAAAAAAGAAATCTGACAAAAATTCTGAATTTACAGCTCTCTTAGTACACCAATTAATGGCCTCTAAAGGAGTCATACTCGGTATGACAACATCTTTCATTCTGGAAGATTTATGGAAAAGTCCTGATAATCTATTGTCTTGAATTTTAAGGTCTCTAGTTAAAATTTCAGCAACAATTTCTGAATAAGTTTTACCTTTGAAAGATCGATTGATAGTTTTTTGTTCCGAATAAACATATTCATCGGAAATAAAGTGTAACACATAACTTTCACTATTGGAACTTTTAGATTTTCTATCCGTCATTTTCCATATGTGAAAAGCTTTCTTTCTTCTAAGTTGTTTATCTTTTTTGGAAATATCAATAAGTATGAATTCTGATCCATCAAGACTCAACTTATTCATTAATCCGTTAGAATCCAAAATTACAATATTTCCAGACATACATGGATATAAAATGTGATCATATATGTTCAATTCAAGAAATATGTCTCTTATCTCATAATTGCCGTATTTTGTGACCAAAACCAAATTGTGAATCTCATACTCAAGAGTGGAATTTATTTCGGCTGTCATACTGTAAATTTATCCTGTAATTCGTTCTCGACCATTTCCACATATTCAGGTTTCAAAATTTTTATTCTTCTTTTTTTGTCGTTTACTGAAACTTCGTGGGTGTAATATGTGATATATGTCGCATTAGATTCTATATCAATTCTATTACCATTTTTCAGTGTGTATTCATTTTTAACATAACTAGTATTGGCAAAAGTATTAGAGTCAATTTCAATGTAAGAAACATCGATCGAATTTGTATTCAAATATTTCTTACGAACAATCTTATAACGTGTTTTTGTATTAGTTTTCGCCCATTGTAATCCACTCATAGTGTTATTAGCTTGTGCCTCATATTTTTTGTCGATATAGAGTTCAAGAGAATTTGTACTAAGTGGCCAATCAAATTGAGGATGTGCAATATCGTTCATCATCAAAACAATCCAGTGTTTGTTGGAATTTCCATAAAATTTATGAGCAACAATTTCTGGAGTTTCACCATCTTCCACAAGATAATCATAAAAAGTTACACCATTATTTTTTAAATCACCATTAATAGAAACTAAACTTGTGATATTGGTAACAATATCTAGTGACGAAGATTCGTTACCTTGAAAATAAAATTCTTTAGGTAATGTTTGGAAATATTTTATCATTTTAATTATTCATTAAGGTTGTTGATCGAGTACACCAGATAATAATATTCTATCAGTTTCTTCAGGAGTCTCTACATATTGTCCATCGAAATCTTCAGGACTCGAATATTCTCTAGAGGTCGATCCAGTTCTTGTACCAAATCTATAATTATCTTTTGTCATGATCTGTGTCTCTTTAAACATGAGCGTCATATCGATAGATACTGGCATACCGGTTCGACCCAAACCTGGACGTAATTCATTTGCACTCTCATAAGCGGTAAATCCTTGTGGTGCATAGTTGACATTTATCTGTTCAAGTACACATGTAGACACTTTATCAATGTTGGGATTAATATTACCGTTATAGTAAAACTTAATATCAAACTCTGAAGGTGGTATTAAAAAGTAACCGGTAGTGCCAGACTTAACTTCTGGTGCTTGATGAAACCTAAGTCTTTCGATGATATTCTGTACTTCTAAAGCTTCTTTCTCGTCTCTTGGATAAAATTTAAAATCAAATTGAAATGTTCTTAATTGCGGTTGACTGTAGATCAACTCCAACATTGGGTTGCGTACCATCTGATTGATAGCAAAAACCCCAGCTCGTCCCAAATCTCCTAGAGTTCCTCTGGTCGCAGCCTCAATAGCACTCAATACAAAAGGAGATAAAACATTCTTATCAACGGACATGCCACTCTTTCTCATTTGATCATAAACTGAAATACCTGCGGCAAGTCCTCCTGCAACAGGACCAGCTCCAACTTTCAAATCGTCATACACTTGTGAATATGTAAAGTTTAAAGTGTCTGGCATATAAAGTACAACTGAATCAGTGGTTCTCTCTATGGTTCTGAGAAACCCATCACTATTAAAGGACGATAAATCACTGCCTAAGTTTCCACCTATAGATGTTACCGCACTTCCTGCAGCAGTTGCAGTTGTACTGGAAGCTCCAGGTAAAGAATTAATTGCATTAGTAACACCACTTGCAAGGTATGGCGTGGTGTTACTAATGACACCTCCAACAGTATTTACTGCTGATCCTAAAGCTGAGCCAAAACCAACTCGACCTCTTTTTGCCTGTAGATCCAGTAAATTCTGTATAGCTGTTGGTTTATCGGTATCCGATAATTGTGAACCAAATTGGGTCTTTTTTTGCTGGTTAATGTGAATAACCATATAATGACCTTTATCATAGTTCCCAATATCTAACGGATATCGAAAAGTATTGTAGTCATAAGTATTGTTGACCAGATTAAAACTTCCAGGAACCCTATTTCTTTGAGAGTGCTGGTAAGTATCGTAAACTGTATCTAGAAATGAGAGAATGGACATAGCTATCCTTAAAGATGACTATATATTTATATGAGTTTCGGCAATAAAACCTACAAAGGTTACTTCAAACCTAAAAATTCAAATAAATATAATGGAAACGCAGATAACATTATATTTCGTTCCAGCTGGGAATTGCGTGTCATGAAGTATTTCGATGACCACCCGCAGGTTATCTGGTGGGCTTCGGAAGAGATTTCAATACCTTACTTTAATCCAATCGACCAAAAGATGCATCGATACTTTCCTGATTTCATCGTTAAGATGAAGAAATCTGATGGAAAGGTAATGACCTACCTAATAGAAGTCAAACCTTTTGCACAAACTCAACAACCGGTTCGTAAAAGAAAGACTCAAAGATACATCACCGAATCTGCCACTTATGTTATAAACCAATGTAAATGGAAAGCAGCTGATGAATTCTGTCATGAACATGGTTGGGAATTCAAAGTACTAACGGAGAAAGAATTAGGTATTAAATAATCTTCTGAAACAGCACACCACTACTTATGCTTCTTCCAATGGTTAATTGAGGCAATGATGTTGTTCCGGAAATAAATTCGCCTTGTATAAATACCAATATGGCTCAACTATTAGATAGAATCAATCGAGAACTAGGAAAAACTGGACTTGCACCAGGATCAAGACTTGCTCGATCTTGGTTAGAAACAAAGATAAAGAATCTCAATCCTTCAGCTGAAAAGTTGATGGCTGATAGAAAACGCATGTCGAGTTCCACCTTTATCGGAAGTATGTATTTCTTTTATTATGATCCTAAAACGAAAGATAAGTTGCAATATTACGATAGGTTCCCATTGGTTTTACCAATAGAACGATACCAAGACGGTTTTCTAGGGTTGAATCTACATTATATTCACCCAAAGCAACGAATTTTTCTATTGGACGCATTGAGTGATTATGCTACAAATACTAAATTCGATAGAACAACAAAGTTGAAATTGAGTTATGATTTATTGAGTAGAACTTCTATGGCGTATCAACCTTGTGTTAAGAGATATCTGTTCTCGCACGTACAGTCTCGTTTTCTTGAGATTGATGCGAATGAGTGGGACGTAGCTGCATTATTACCTGTTGAACAATTTCAAAAGAGCTCAAGTTCTAAAGTTTGGGCAGATTCTAGGAAAAAATACTGATGGCATTCTCACCCAACGAATTCATATCGACAATGAAAGGCCTAGGCGGACCGGCAAAGTCTAGTTTGTTTGCCGTGGTTATACCGATACCGACATATATCAATAACTATGTAACCTATAATGTCACGGATGCCATCCAAAATCTAGGAAACAATCTTGTAAACTCTTTTATTGATCCTATAACAAGTTTCATTAATCAGTCGCTTGGACGTGGTCCTATACCAGAGGAACAGAGAACATCCAACGCCACATTGTCTAGACAATTGGCCTTCTTATGTGAAGGTGCTGAGTTACCCGGAAAGTCCTTTCTGACGCATGAAGCAAAGGTTTACGGACCTACTTTTAAGGTGCCATATCTTGCCCAATATCAGGATATGAACCTGACATTTCTATGCACTCGAGCGATGCCTGAAAGAATATTCTTCGACAGATGGATGCAGGCAATATTACCTACAGATACTAATAATCCTAGATTTCCGAAAAGTGAGAAGTCTAGATACCTGACCAATATTCAGATCATTAAATATGATGAACAGGCTCAGAATGTTTTACAAATAGAATTGATTGATGCATATCCAGTAGGAATGGCTGCACAGTCGATGAGTTGGTCTGATGATGCTTTTCTGAGATTGAGTGTTTCATTCGCATATCAGAGTTATAGAGTAGTGTTTAATGGTGGGTTTAATCCTTCTCAGGAAAACCTTATCAATTTCGGTTTGAATAGACCGTAGATAATTTATTAATGGAGTAATTATGGCTTTACCTAAAATTGATGTTCCAATCTTCGAATTGAAATTGCTTTCAACTGGCAAAAAAATTAGATTTAGACCTTTCACGGTGAAAGAAGAGAAGTTGTTCTTAATGGCTGCACAAGATGTCGATTCCAAATCAGCATTCAATACTGTCATTCAAGTTCTGAATAATTGTATTCTTGATGAGATTGATGTTGAGATGTTGCCGATGTTTGATATTGAATTACTATTTCTCAACCTGCGAGCCAGGTCGATAGGAGAAGTGGTTGATATAAGTTACAAGTGTAACAATAACATCGAAGAAGAATCTGGTGAATCACATAAATGTAATAATGTTGTAGAGATGAAAGTCAATCTACTGGAAATTCAACCTTCAGTTGACGAGAAACACACCAACAAAATACAATTGACCGATAAATTGGGCATCGTCATGAAGTATCCTAATATGCAATTTTTAAGCAATGAAACTTCCGGTGACGAATTCGACATGATTGTGAACCTAATCGTGGATTGTATCGAATATATTTACGATGAAGAAAGTATCTATTATGCAAAAGATTCAAGTCGTGAAGAATTGATGGAATTTTTGGATTCGTTACAATCTAAGGAATTGGAAAAAGTAAAAGTGTTTTTCGATACTTTACCAAAAGTCAAAAAGGATTTAGAGTTTAAGTGCAACAAGTGTGGATATAACGAAAATATTACTTTAGAAGGCATACAAAGTTTTTTCGTGTAATTTTTAGTCATGATAATTTAGGTAACTACTATCAGACTAATTTTGCAATGATGCAACATCACAAATATAGTTTGACAGAATTGGATAACATGTTACCTTGGGAAAGAGATATTTACGTGAATTTATTACTGAAATATCTTGAAGAAGAAACTGAAAGAATGAAAGCGTTACAACAACAGAGAAAATAAATGGCAACGTTGGCAGATGTAATCAGATCGAAAAGAAAGTCCGGTCAAAGTAGGACCGGTTCTTTCTTTGGCAGTCTAAAAGATAAATTGAAAGAGACTATTGATCCTCGTCAATTGTTCAATCAAAGTGGAATTCTCACTGCTCTTTTTCCGTCACTTAAAGCTTATAAAGCAAAAGGTGTCGGTGAAGAAACCGGTAAATTGATTCAGAGACGAACTGCGGAGTTATCAAACTCACCACAGTCGATGAATGGAGGAATGGATCTTTCTGTCATCGAGCAGAACACAAAGATGTCCGCTGTCAATTCTATGGCTTTACCTGGATTATCCAGAGATGTAAATGTCATGAGACAGAACATTTCGAAATTGGTAAAAGTTGTTGGATTAAAACCCGAAACAAAGGCTGACCGATTTTTCAAGAAGAGTTCGGAAAGAGAAAAAGAATATGAGAGTAAATTTAAAACACGACCTAAACTAACTGGTCCAAATACTACCATTTCCGATGAAGAAGAGAAATCGAAAGGTTTTCTCGGTAGTCTTTTATCTATAGTCGGTGGTTTAATTAAAGCTGTTACAACAACAATAGGTAAAATATTCAGCACACTCTTCACCTTACTACAGGGACTAGTTACCAGTCTATTTACTACTTTAAAGGTTGTGTTGACAACAGTAATCACCTCATTGTTTGGTTTATTCAAAACCTCTATCGGAAAATTGTTAAAATCTTTAGGTAAAGTTTTTTCTTTGATGGGTGCTGGAGGATTGGCAACAATAATTAAAGCAGTAATTTCCAGTAAAGTTGTCTTGGCAGCATTAGCCCTCCTTGTTTTAGCAGAATTTTTCAGAAGACGTTTGTTAAATAAAGAAAAAGAATCGTTTTTATTCAATGAACTGCATCGAAAAAAATTATCCGGTGAAATGAATGAAGACGAAAGTACAATATACAATGAGTTGAGAGCCAAAGGTCATAAGACAAAAGAAGAAAGATTCATGCGAGAATCCTACGAAGGTCAAACTGGACAGAAAGAGTTTCAGGATTTTGTGGGTGTTATGAGTAGTCAGTTATCGTTTAAAGAAGGAAATAGATTTTATTTAACCAATGAAGAATTATATGACAAATATGGGGCAGACAGAGAGACTATCGATGAATGGCTTCGTGCTGGTGCTGTTGAAAGTCTTGGAGAAGTTGAAGAAAGATTAATAAATCCATCAATGCAAGCAGACCCGGTCGGTGAACAAATCAGTCCGGGTGTGCAAGTCAATAAAGTTGGAAAGGCATATTATAATGAACGTTTAGATGGCAAGCTCGCACAAAAAGCTGAACCTTTTGTGGAACAAGCTGTTGGTGTGGTAACAGATGCACCCAGAGCCTCTGTTGCACCAACACAAGAAAACAATTCCGGATCTCAACTCGATTCAAGAACTTTAGATTTGGGTATGTTATCCGAAGAGACGGGAAGTTATACAAATATACAAAGTGTAACTATACCCTCACAATCAACCTCATCCACTGGCGGAGGCGCAACTCGCCAAACGATACCGGACGTTATAAATCCTGTTAGACCCTCACTGGCCGGAGGATGGACCTAAATGTCTAAATTGAGCGAAATCGTTTCACGTAGAAGATCGTCGGGACAGAGTAGAACTGGTGCTTTATTCGGTAGTCTTAAAGACAAAATAAAAGAGACTATCGATCCTCGTCGGATATTCAACCAGACTGGAATTTTAACAGCTTTATTTCCTTCACTTAAAGCTTATAAGTCCGACTCTACAACACAAAAATTTAATAACACTGGTGCACCGAGTTGGCTCGATGTAAAAACAAAAAATATACAAGTGGAAAACATAGAAAAAAATACGCAAATATTTGCCAAAAATTCTATGTATTTTTCAGAAATTGCTAGAGATATCAATGTCTCTAGAATAAATGTCGGTAAATTGGTAAGACTGGTTTCTCCCGCAGCTGCCGAAAAGGTTGACATGTATTATAAGAAGACTTCGGAGATGGAAAAATCTTATGAGTCTAAATTTAAATCTGAATCTAAGAAGTCCACCAGAGTAGACAATAAGTCCAAAAAGTCATCGTTCAGTTGGATAAAAATGATTGGATTGATTGGTACTGTAGGAATCTCCTATTTGCTTTTAGACTTCATAAAAAATAAAGAAGAGTCTATCGTAAAGGAAATATATGACGATTTGGATGAAAAATTCGACTCGTTCAAAAATAATTTCCTAGATTTTAAAGAAAAAGCTTTTATAGATTTCGACAAAGAAAGGTTACAACTTATAGGTAAACTGGAATCACAGACTGATGGAATGATAGACACATTGTCAAAGGATTTCACTTTTAAATCGATATACGATTACATAGTTGATGGAACAGGCCCCCTAAAGAAGTATGCGGAAACGGTGTCTGAATTCAAAGGAAAATTAGCTGAAGCTGCCACTAATGTTTTTCCGGCAGCGGCCGCTTCAACATTACCAGTAGTTATACCTAAAACTGATACGGGTACTGGTACTGGCACACCTTCATTAGGTCGTTCCACACCATCCACACCATCCACGCCAACGAGATTAGGAACTACAAATACACCAACAGGATATTCTGAACTTATTGGAAAATATGAGGGTGCAGGAAAATACGATACGGTGTTTGGTAAAGCTGGCGGTGCCAAAATGAACGGAAAGTTAGTGACTGAAAATACAATCGCAGAAGTTGTGGATTGGCAGAAAAAAAATAGTCATACCAATAGACACGCTGCAGGTAAATATGGTTTCATTAATGTGGCTGATGTTGCAAAATTAGCTGGAATTTCTCCGAATGCATTATTCAATGCTGAAACACAAGAAAGGATGCAACAGGCGTTTACGCAGCGAAGTATGAAAGACTTGACATCGATCGGAATACAACCAACCTACGAGAATCTTTCACTAGCTCACACTGTTGGTCCAGCTGGAGCTAAAACTCTTCTAACGGCTCAAAAGTCAGGCAGAGGTAATTCTCAAGCCGCCGATGTTCTACATGCCGCTCACGGAAACCTGCCTAGAGATCCAATGGGTGGCAACAATTCACCAGCTAGAAAAACTAATCCCCACTTATTGAAATCGGTAGACGAAGTTATTGCGGAAAATCGTAGAAGATTTAAAAATACAACGATGCAACACAATGATGTACCAGATAAAATTTCTTTCGTGCCGCCATCAGACAATGAAGTGTCAACAAATATAAACTCGATGTCCAGAGTTGCGGTAATGAAAAATGCTAATCGAGGAAAAGAAGTTCTTATAGTGAATAGGGAAACTGTTTCGATACAGAATCAAACACAAGTTGCCTCAAATGTTAACACAGAAGATAAGAACTTAAATTCACTAATAGAATATGCTACCGTTTAACCAATAAAAAACCCACCTTTCGGTGGGTTTCTTTTACTTAGTCTTGATTCGCAAGAGACTTGAAATAATTCAAATC